CTAATAAAAAAATCAATCTCAAAATCACAATCTAGTAAATTAACATCGACATCGAAATCACAATCTAACAGATTCACATCAATATTGAATTCACAATCTAAACAACCATCAAATACAGAAATTTCTAATTCTTCATTTGTTGGTACCGTTGGACAATGTTCAGGGTCAATGTAGTACTGACCTAATTTAAAGTCAATACCGGGATGTACACTATATAAATGTTTCATCAACAATTGTTCGTTGGAATTACCATTGAACACTACTAAGAAACTATCGTCACCTAATGGTGTACCATCTTTTTCAACATTTAAATTAAAGTATAAATTTGGTTCACAGTAATTTAAATCTACCGCAATAACTTCAATTAAATAACCGTATTGATTAATTAAATAATCTCCATGGTTATATAGTTCTTTTGGGGTACTACAACATGGTTCAATAAAATCCGTTGGTTTTATTTGTAGTTCTTCAGGAAATCTATCATCAAAATGATAATGTCCGTTTGTAACTGCACCAAAGTCTTCAATGTATCTATTTGTGTAAACTCTTAATTGTGTTGTTGGTAAAACTTCAAATACTTCATAGTCACCGTTATCAGTTAAACCAGTAATAACACTCTTTTTAACAGATGCAAGACAATCTTTATCCGTAACTTTTAATGTTACATAATCATATGTAAACGAATAACCGTTTTCAGGACCATCTTGTAATTGTTGGTTCGAGAATTGATTACATTCTTTGTATTCGGCAGATAAAATGTACTCATCAACAAGAAGGTCACATACGTTCTTCTTAACAATATCACCATCAAGAATAAAATTCTCAATATCAGTATTTGTTGTGGTATTATCAATTGTTATACCTGTTGATACAACTAAGACATTTGTGTCACATTTTAAACCATAGTTAAAATTACTTCTATACTCAACTTTTGGTTGTATAGTGTAACCTGTATAGTTGTCACAGAATGTTGCACCCGATACGGATGACATACTATTACCTGTAGTTCCTTGATAACCTATTAATTCGAACAATTCAACGTGACTCTTACCACTTGGTGTGGGACAAGGGTCGTGTTCAACTTTTGCTTGTAATCCTTCTATTTTAAATTTAACTTCTTTGTTTGCCGCATCGATTAAAACAAAATCAATAACGTCTGTTTCAGAAACACCCGTTAATTTAAAAATGCAATCTTCACCCGATACTCTTTCTATGTAAACATCTGCGTTCTGATTGTATCCAGAAACACAATTTGCATAGATATAGAATGGCCATTCTTCTTCAGGTTTTTGAACGCCCGATTTGTGACCAATAACTTCAATATATAAATCCGATACTAAAGTACATCCCGATGGTGAGTCACAGTAATATTGACCGTCACCTCTAACCTCGACACTCATTTCAACAACATTCTTTGTTGTTTCATAATCCGCCTCAAATCTGTAATCAAAATAATCTTTTACTGAACAATCACCAATACCGTACTTAATTGAAGAGAATCTAATCATCTCTTGACCATTTACATCAGTAAACAGTTCATAACTAACCATTGGTAATTCTTCGGTTGTATATGTTTGACCTGTTGCAGATAAGAACGGGTCGTAATCTTCATAACCAGCACTATATCTTGTTATTGTAATAACATTAATAAGTTCAGATATTGCACTTAACCATAATTGTTTAATTTTAACAATATCAGGTTCTAAGTAATCCTTATAATCACAAATGAGAGCCAAATTGACAGCATCATTACTCGTTAAATCTGTACAGTCATCCATTGGAAATGGATTGTACAATTGAGCACTGTTTGAGGTATTAGTTGTTCCACTAACAACCACTGTCATTCCCGATGTTAAACCACTAAATGTTGGTCCACCGTAAACAACCCCATCAATTTCAATTACAGGGTAATATGTTACACCTGTTAAATTAATTAATCCTCTGAAGTTATTTTCTTCTCCAAGTAGAGTCTCCAAATCTTCCTCGATTGCAGTTTCGAAATCGGGATATAAATTTTCAACAAACTCCATTGGTTGACAATCGAATATATATGGGTATTTTGGTCTTCCGAATAGATTATTTTCTATTAAATTACCACCCGTCCACAATGTTGTTGCCGGAACCAATTGTTCAATTAATTGAACCCAATATGGTGTAATTTTATCAACGAATTCATTGACATCAATAAAATTATAAGGAGTGAACCCAACTTGAGAGATGTAATCTCTATAAATGTCTTCAAGAACAATGTAATTTTTCTTATATCTAATTGTATTAGAATTCTTAATTACACCGTGTATAAATTTATCTACAAATTGAGCAAAAGTCACACCTGTTTGTGGTACCAAATTATTGTTTGTACCAAAAGATATGTTTAAGTTTCTACCTTTTATGTAGATATCATAATCAATACCTCTCGATGGAGAGATATGTACGTTAATATTTTTTCTATTTAAAATCAATAACGAATCATCTTCAACAGAATGTGTTTTCTTGTTATCGATTTCCGTTTTAAGACCATAACCAGTATCTAAACCCGGTAACGTTCTAAACACATCAAAATAATTTTCACCATAAGTGTATGGTTTATTTTTAGTTTTGATTGTCTTAGTTAAACCAGTTAGAATTGAGTTTTCAGTATCTAAGATTGTCGGTGAACGATGTTCTAATGTGATATCGTACCAACCTGAACCTTTTTCAAAGAAGATTTCGTCCGTTTCATTGTACGCTCTTCTCGGTAATAAAGTATCGGGGTCAACAGGGTAACCATCTCTATCGAAGTTCGTTGTTCCTGTTACTGTTGTTGTTTCGTATGTGTAACCTGTAAGGTTAAATGTTGCGGTTGTATATGTTTTTTCACCTTGGATGACATCATAGATGTCTTGTTCCAAATCAAAACTTCCCGGAATAGACTCAACTCGGTAAATGTACTCGTCAAGTTTTATTAATGGTTCAGGTGCTCCCAAGAATTTTAAGAAGAACTCAATACCCGCTCTTGTACCTTTTGATTTAAAGATAAACGCCAAGTTCACTAAAAGTCTTCTGTAGAATTCATATTCCGCATCCACAAGGTTAAAACCTTTGGACACTCCACCATAACTTGAATCCTGTCTTGAGTATAAAGTATCCTCTAATGATTTCTCATCAAATAAATTAATTGAGGATAAACCTAAATTTTGTGATAAGTTCTTTAATAATACGTCAGGTAAATTGTTAATACCATCATAACTCACATTTCTCATGTAAGCAATGTTGTCGATGTATTTTTTTACCTTATCAAAACTTTGTCCATATAATTGGAAAACACTTTCCGCTCTTTGGTCTTCAGTATCGAATTCAAATAATTGCGGAGCAGCAAGGAATCTAACCATTAAGTTAGATTTGTAATCATCTATTTGGTCTGAGATATCGCTCAGATTTTGAACGTATGATTCATAGTCAAGACCCGCAATTCTAATGTTCCAATTATCCGATGATAAAGGCCAAGTATACTCAACGTTTTGTAATGTGGTTCTTGAACCATCACTATTATCCATTGGTATTTGAAAACTTGCGGTGTAAATAGGATTTGTCTCTCTATTCAATAATGCCTCTTCCAAATCATCCAAACCATTGAAGAACTCCTCAACGATACCGTCATTTGGTCTAAGTAAAAAATTAGATGAATATGTTGTTGCACCATTAAGTGGATTACCTAAAACAACAAACTTAATTTCATTTGCTGAGTTTGGTTCAACATATTCAATAACAGGATATGTGTTACCACTAAAAACGGCAACGTACTTACTATACGATGAGTATAAATTTCTTATCTCATTTTCAGTTGTTGGTTTAATTGCACTGTTTGGTTCAATAAGAACGATATCAAATGGATTAAAGAGTTTTGCTCTTTCAACATAGAATGTTGTTCTATTAAGATTAATATCATAAGATGCATTGAATGCAGTATATGAATTACTACCAATAGGTCCACCACCCTCAACACTTAATCCACCCGGAAACTTATTGATGATACGTGTAACCGATACTAATATTCTATCCTTTAATGAACCGAATAAAGATTTATCGGCATTTTTCTTATTACTTTTAAAACGAATTGAGGTTTTTTTCTCTTGTTCTGTTTTATTCTGAGTAACAACCGCCGATGTCTCTTCTTTTATTGTATCTAAAGTTAAAAACTCCGAAAATGGGTTGTTTTTAAAACTTTTTGAATCTTTTGAAGGTATCGTTTTATCAATGTCAAAACTGGTGTTAGTTAGCGCAGCACTTCCGTTGGTGATTTGTCTACCAACTAAGTTATCACTAAATGTTTGTCCACCGTTTGCGGCTTGACTTGGTACCTTTGTTTTTGCCATTATCCTGTAATCGTATCAAAATTTAAGGTTTCATCAATATCTGTTCTTTCTTCACGAACTTCGTATAATGTTTCATTAAACTCGTCCTTAACTTCGTAAAGATTGTATTGTCTATAGATGTTATTGTTATTATCGTATATCGTGTAGATACCTTGAGAAATCGCCTTACTTTGATTACCGTATAATGCGTGTGCCAATGTGGTTGCGTCATGTTCCACCATCTCAATCTCAACAGTTGTTGGGTTGAAGTAGGTGTTAGATAAAATAATTTTTTGTGAAGGGGTACCGATGAATGGAACCGTGTTTGGTTTGTTCGAAGGTGCCGAAGATGGTGTTACCGTTAAGAACATCAAGTTCGTTGCCTGTTCACTGTATTGATATCTAATAGACTTCTGTGAAGTACTAGTTAAATTTGACACAATTGGTGTGCAATAAAAAGAAGATGTAACGATTCTGTAAAAGTTAGAAATCTTTTTATTGTCTGATGAGTTGATGTATTCAACTCTATATCCCACTAATCCTTGGGGTGTGAATTTATTTCTATCCGCAGCAGGTACGTTACTTAAATCAATAACCAATCCTCTAACAGATGGTAATGATGCAAGGATACCACAATCAGTAATTGTTGTACGGATTTGTTTAGGTCTGATGTGTAAAGTATAGATACCTAAATCAGAAAAATCTGCAGAGGCCAATTTTAAATTATACAAACCACCCAAAATCTCCACATCGGGAGCGTTTGTGTCGTCTGTTGTATCCGTATTATGGAATACAGGTGTTAGTACATCACTTGTACTAAGTCTTTTTAAAGTCGCAGTCGCATCACTCGTCCTTCCTGATACATAGTGGAAGTAAATTTCCACGTCTTCTGGAGAAACGTCCGCGGGTCTTATAATTCCGTAACTTCCTACTGCCATGTTTTTTTATTAATAAATATAATTTTTATTGTTTTCTTATGTTAAAATATCCATTTCCGTAGATTTCTATTTCTCCGGTATTATCAATTTCAGATAATCGTAAAGTTTTTTCTAAAACTCCCTGTTTTCCTCTTTCAACAAATATGTCAGAATAAATGGTCGGTTCGTCAATAAAACCTAAGAAATGTTCGTTTCTTGTGAGTACCAAATTGAAGACTTCTTCTTTTGTGTATCCCGAAGTTGCCCCTGTTATTGTTGTTACTCCGTCAGCAAAATCTTGATAATATAAACCATCAATTGTGTATGCACTGTAGATAATTCCTGATGTTGTTCCTGTTGTTACTCCTGAATATGTGTTTGAACCATAAAGTTTTTTCTCATCGATTCTACTCCTACCCATTGCTGCGTAGTTAAAAATAGTATTACCTGTGTTGTTAGTGTAATCTAAATCATTCAAATAATCAAGGGTTTGTCCCGTAATTGTTGTGTATGGTATAGTAAAACCACTAAATGTACCCATTGGGTCTGCAACTGTGATATCTGCAGGGACTGTCACCTTTTTTTGTGTTTTAAAGTTCATCCACGGGGTGTCAATAGAGATTGCGATGGTTTTCACACCATTAGTTGAATAGGTCTTGGAAATCGAATTTAAAGTGGTTCCTGTGTGTGTTGTTAAGGTACCTGTTGTACCATCACCCCAATCCACCGTAAAATTAACCACATGAATTTCAGATACTTTACTTGTATCCACAGTATTGTAGACTTGTACAGTGTTACCTGTTTGAGTGTATGAAAAGTTACAGATTTGTTCAACCTGTTCCATGTTACCGTCAAAACCAACCATAACACCCATCTCATCAACAGAACTTTCTAAAAATAAAGGAATATCATAACTACCTACAGCAGTAGACTCAGTAATTGAAGTCCAAACGGACCCTGACCATTTATAGTAACCAACAGAAACATCGCCCGTCACATTGTAAACCACGTCCCCAATAGATGGAGGTAAGGTTACATCGTTAGACCATGGAATCCAATTACCAAAATAATCATACCAAAACTGACCCGATAATGAGTGTAATCTCACATTAGGTATGTATTTTCTCAATATTTTATATGTGTTCTTCTCCATTATCTAATTTTTTCGTAAAAACCAATTGGGTTTCCCGTTTGACCAATTCTTGGTCCAATACTTCCATTAAATTCAAATATTTGATAAGAAAAATCAGTTCTATCGATAATCACCTTATAGTACATATCATCTTCCTCCACAATATCATTAGTGAATGGTAAGTCTTTATTCGTAAAATCAATAACGGAACCATCTTTTGCATTGTAAAATTTGGCCGTCATGTAAAATGTGTCACCAGTAATTGTTGTTTCACTAAACGGTGAATCATCGGTAAACCAAAAGAAATACATGTTTTCTTTGTTTCTATAATTTGACCCCGTGAATACAGGAAAATATATATAATCGTTTAGTGGAATCGTAGAACCCGATGTTGTTCCCGTATAAAAAATTTTTTCACCTAATGGTAATGACAAATTTTTAGCGAATACCATTCTTCGATTTGCGTTATTAGGTGCCTCATCATTTGGTGTTTTGTAGAATTCCAATCTGAAAAAACTTTCAGTTGATTGTTTTAACATCAACGCGTTTTCCTGTAATGTGATATCAACTAATTGGTAGTCTTGTTCTCTTGTTACACCCGTTAGTATTGGGTCAAGTGGATTAGACATATTATAATAATATCGATTAAAATAGAAATAAAACCATATATCTGTTTGTTCATATACGTTATCCCCCGGTGCCGTCGCCTCGTATGGTGAATGAATATATCTTACAGTTTCATAATTTTCCGTTGGGTTAATTATTTCATAAAGAATTTCTTTTTCTAATATTTCAGCATTTTCCGTCCACCCCAAATCAGTTTTGAATGTTTGTTCGGTGTTCAGTATAATGTTTTGATTAGTGGTTTTTCTTAATATTTCCATCTTAACAAATTATTTTAACCACGTTTTTAATCGCATCAGATTTATTAGTGTATTGTTGTTCATTACGTAAATAGAAATTAATATCATTTTTTACGTAGTGAATATTATTAATGAACGGATAATTTGTTCCGAATCCTTCAGGGTCTATAAATCCATGGTCATATACGTCATGCCATTTCCACAATAGTTCATCTTCAAAATATTTTGCATTTTGAGGTAAACCATAAATTTGACTTGTGTTAGATGTCTCAACATATGGGGACAATTGTCTGAGTTTAACTCTATGGTGTGGTTGATAGTATAAACCAACTTTATTGTTTGCCGATACTCCCGAATATGTTGTCGGGTCATCCTGTTGATGGTCAAAAATAGTAGTTGGTGATGTTAGTTTATTAAATGCCTCACTAACCACTCTCTCTTTTAACTCTGAACGGTTATATTCAATGAACGCACCCGTTAATACAGTATCGACAGGTATTGTTGCACCCGTGATAAATGTGTAACCAGAATTTGTGAATGTACCGTAAGGTAATGTTGATTCAACTGACGTGGTACCACTAAAATGTTGGTCAACCCATGTATCGTGGAAATTAAATTTATATCCAACTTTATGTGGGTAATCAAAATAACCATTACCATTTCTAAAAATTACAGAAACGTAAACATCAGTTGGTAGGTATCCTAAATTATTTGTTAATCCCGTTAAAACAAATGGTTCTTTAAAGTCGTAAACTAAAGTCTCCATTTTGTTTCTCACAACTAACACATCATTTTCTTGAGCACTGTTCTCAAATACAAGTTTCTTTTCAGTTTCCCAAATAGAAGACTCGAATCCCATTTTATCTAAAATATATCCATCTCCCGATGTTAATACTTTATGTTTGTGAACATAATATGTTGAGATGGTTTCATTTAATCTGTATTTGTCGATACATCTTTTACCGAACACAACTGTTGATAGTGTTGTACCCGATGGTAACTCAGATTTTGAAATTTCTAAAACATAATTTTCAGAATTAAAATATGAATCTCCAACAGAGATAACTGAAAATGTTCGTCCTGTTTCGGGTATCGTATTGTTTAAAGTCCCACCCGATAATACAATATACTCACCCTTTTTAATCCCGTGTTCAACAGGACTTGTTAATTTATATGTTGACCCATTATTTGTAACCCTAAATGGTATACCATCTTCAGCCTTGAAACTATAAACGGTGTTACCCGTTAACGTATACTTCATCGGGTGTTTTGAATCACCTGAATAAACATACGATAAACAAATATTCCAATTATGATATGGTGCACTTATGGTTGTAATATCGATATGATTTGTAAGACCTGTAACAACAATATTAGGTGTGAATGCACTCAATACTGCGGTTGAATACGGGTCATTTTTCTCTCTTATAACGTCTTCTCTTAAAAATGCAAACTCATTGTACGGTAAAAACCCATCATAGTTAGAACCCGTATCATCAACAACATAAATGGATGTTGATAATGGGTCATATGTGGTTGAACCGCTATACATGTTTCTAAAAACCATTCTTAGTTTTCCATGTATCTTATAGTTTGGACTTTCGTTTCTTTCTTTGGCGAATAATACTGACGTATCAAGAATAACAGTCCTATCTCCTTCTCTGAGCAAATTTTTAGATTCGTCTAAATTTATTTTTAGACTTAAATCTTCATCGATTGCTCCGAAGAATTTCTTTTTAGGTAATATGATTCTTTTCTTATCCATTATTCCGCTGATGGGAACGCACCTAACGGTCCGAACCTTTTTATAAATTTATCCACTCCAGTGTTACCCGGTCTTAAACCGAAATAGAATTGGAATGGTGTTGATAATATTTGTTTATTTCCTGAGTAATAATTTTCAGTTTTTCTTATTATGAAATCCATGGTATTATTCCACGATAATGTGTGCCAAGTTCCCGCGGTTCCGTATCTTGTATATAATGTACCGGAAATGGGAGATGTTGTACCAGTAGAGGGAGATGTTACATGTAAGTAAGTAAATCCAGGGTATTGGTCATCATAAATTCCAGGTATTGTCAATGGTGTATTTGAAACCACATCAAACTCAACGGTATCGATTGTGTCCCCCGTTATTGTTAACCCACTAAAAGTATAAGTCGTTGGCAACAACAAATATTTGTCAGATGGGTCATTAGTTCCACCTGTAAATATGTAACCATATGTCATCCCTTGTAATGGTTGTGATTGAATTGTGGTATAATCCCAAGATTGGTCATCCTTCTCATCATCAGTATATGGACCAAATCCCGGACCTTTTTTATCCCATAAGAAGAACGGAACCTTTTGCGATGATTCTGTTAATCTACCCGGCTCATTTAAACATGCCCTAACTCGTTGTCCATCGGCATCAAATTCCAGTGTGATTGGAGTTGGACCCCAAACACCATTTGGGTCATAATTTCCATTTATGTCTCTTTTAAAAACATCAGGATATGTTTCAGGGTCAAGTCTTTGGTAAGAATATCCTAAATATTTTGGACTTTGTAAGTTAAACTCTTCAATTCCCGCTTCGTTGTTGATTGATATTAATTGTAAAATATCACCATCTAAAACCTTTTTACCGTAACCCGAACTTTCAAATCCACCATTATCAAAAAATTCATTTAAACTGAATTCATCGTTCGCCTCAGTATCCAATCTATAGTTTATAACTAAACCAAGTAGTTCACCAAAACTTTGAAATGATGTTGGACCTATAGACCTAACAACAGAACAATTTGGGTCAAGTGTGGGGTCGGTACAGATTTCTTTAATGAATTCATCTCTTGGACCTAAATCGACCATTGTCGTTGGATGACCTAATCTTTTTTGATTTGTTGAGTATGTTTCACCTTGAAATACTCCAAATCCAGATGATGTAGTTGAACGATAATAAAATCTTTTAACCGCGGAACCACTAGTAGTTTCACTAACTTTAAAGTAAACTAAATCTTTACAATAATTTGTACGTGCAACGTTTAAATCAAGTATATCCTCGTTATTCCATCTAACTTTCGCTTTAAATAAGAAAAAATACAATGAACCACTTAACCAATTATCAATAAAACTATAATTCACAATACCACCACAAAACATGGTACCAACTCTTTTTCTTCTTCTGTATTCTTTTAATATGTCAAAAATTCTTCCTGAACTTTGAGTACCGGGAGTGTAGAAAAAGACACCATTACTAAATTCTGTTGCCCCACCTAATGTATTTGGGGTGTATGAATCTCCTTCATAACCAGTTGGTAAATAATAATTTGAGTTATCGGATAATTTAGATGCACTAACATCAGAGCCGGGGGGAAGTGAGCCAGGAGCGTATCCCGTTCTAGTTACACCCGTTCCCACATAATACAATTCGACAATACCTTCATTATAAGGTACATCATATAAACCACAACCTTCTTCTGGTGGAGGAATTGGTGTTGAGCCCGCCACCGGTTCACTTTTATCTTTGATAAAACAATCAAATGGTACTCCACCATTTGAGTCACTGAAAATACCGTCATTATCGACAAATGTCAGTGTATAACCACTAACCACAGGGTTTAATGGGTCAGTATTGTCGTATTCATATGTAAATGTAAAATATTCTTGACCAGATGGATTTAATTCAATAACATTTGTTGTACCACCGGTTGTTGTATGAACTAAAACGTAGTCTGTTTGAGTATTTACAAAATTATACGCACTACTGATTTGGTCTACCGTCCAAATTAACGTTGCCCCTGTACATGTTGGTGGAGTGTATGGATTGGATGAATAGTATATGTCACCTGTAACCGCCAATGACCTGTTAAGTTCATCACTAGTACCATAGATACCAATTTCACCCACACTACAATAATCAATAATATCACCACCTTGTGATGTTCCGAATTCACTATCACCATTACATTCTTCACATTCAGGGTAATTGATTAAATATAATTTTCTTTGTGTTGCGTTTTGGAATCGATACGCTCCTTTTCTTATCACTTTTGACAATTTTCTAATTGGCCAAAAATCAACGGCATCTGCCAAACCATGTAGAAAATATGCAACAACATTCGTTAAGAAAAATGTGAATAGATTTATTAAATGTTCAAATAACAAAAGAACATCAGCAATTAATAATTGGAATGTATAGTTTTTAAATCCAAAGTTAACTGGTGGGGTAACTGCACTTCCTGAACAATCTTCTTCTTCAGATGGTACTAATTCTTTTAAACCCAAAAACCTATCTTTACTGAAGGTGTCACCTTTGAAGTATGAACCTTGGAATGATGATACTGTATAAACTTTATTATATGTTACTCGATAAAAATAATCCTCAGGGTAATAAAATCCATCGGTATTACTTAAAATAAAATTATTGACCGCATGTGTTGGATAATCATCGTAGTTTGTTGAAAAGGCGTAAGATTTATCAACATCAGTACTATATTCTCTAATATTTGGAACTAAGTAATCCGCATTCATTCTAACCCTTTCCATTCCGTCATCAGATAGACTAAATCTAAAACGATAACATGCAGATGTTGGGATACCTTTATTTGGGTCGTTGGTATATTCATTCTCACCAAATTCATTGGTGTATTGATAATCCATGTTCATTACAACAGGGAGAATAAATGAACCATCCTCATCAATGTCTTCATTGATTTCGACTTGTTCCAAAATTGGTCTGAACTTAGAATCTTTTTTACTTGAGAATCGAATTGCTTCAATTCTACCTTTTCTCGATTCAAGGTCACATTTTCTACCCATTTTTTTTCTTGGGGAACAGTTCTTATTTACCGAACTCTTACCTGTATCAGTAAATGAACCACCAATAATATACGCCTTAGGTTCGATACGAACACCTTTATCTGATAAATCAAAGTCAGTTCTCGTGATACCTATTTCACATAAATCTTCATTTCCCCAAAATGGGTAAACTTCAATTGTTTGGTTAAATGATACAATTTGAGGCAGTGAATCAATATCTTCAGATGCCTTATATGTGTATTCGTTCTTAAATGAATCCACACCCATACCTTGACGAATAAAATCATCAGGTCTCAATGAAAAACAACTGATATCGGATAAATCAACGTCAACGTGGATAGTTTGGGTACCAAGTGGTACTCCCCAAATCATAAAGTCACCAGCATCGTTTGTCTTTGTGGTGTATTTGTAATATTTTTCGTAAACCTCAAGAACTTCTTCTCGGTTTAAAACATCTTTTTGGTCAGGAAATGTCCCTGTAGGTGCATGTCCACCGTGTTGTTTTCTACTTGGTAGAAGATTATATCTGTAACCGTCTTCATTTTTATCTGTGACGGTTGTAAATGGATATAATGCGGATATTACAGGGTCATTTGAATCTTCCTCTGTAATTGGTACGAATATTGAAATTCTTGCGTTTGGAACACCAAAACCATTATTTACAGAAATTCTACCCACGACAACACCATAGTCGGAGCACATTGAAGAATATGCGTCAACTTGGGTAAATTTTAAGGATAAAATCTCTAAAAGGTCGTAGTCTTGTTTTAATTCGACAGTAACCTTTTGGTCTCTACCTATATTCGTGGAAATTCTATGTTTCTGTATCATTCTACTATAAATAGAAATTTATCTATTTTCCAGAAAAATAAGGAAAAATAAAATTAGAATGTAGTCGAACCTAAAGTTTTCACTCTGATTTTGATATCTTTATTCGGGAATCTAATTTGGAAAATTTGATTTGACTTCATGTAAACAGTCATGTCAGACTGTTGTATTTCTTTTGTTGACGTGTTAACATATGATTGTGCAACCTCAGCAGATGAATATTCACCACCTGTTAGATTGAAAACACGTACATCAACTACGTTAACCACACCGCTTACTTGTCCTATTAATCTATTCAAATCACCAACGAATAATGGGTCACCCATTTTTCTTTTTTCAATGGCGAAATAATCAACAATATCTTCAATAGTTGTTTTGATGATTTCTGTTTGATTACCATTTTTATCGATAACCAAATCAATTTCAAGACCCATATCAATAACCTGTCCACTTTCAATGTCAACAAAGTCATTAATCATTCTATATTCAGATAGGTAATTTAAGATATTGTCTTTTAAAGTTGTTGAAACCGTGTTTGAAAGGTTACCATTCTCATCATATGACAATAACTTGATTTTAACCTTATTATCCTCTTCCATAACGTTTACCTTCGCAGGTGCTCCGTAAGTTGAAGGCATGGTCTCTATTAACGATTTATAGTCATTTAAGGTAACCGCTCTGTTCTGTGCTGCGAAATTGTACGCAATCATGTTTCTTACCTCCTCGATAGTTGGTAAGTCGGAACCTCCAATTGCCGGTGTTACGTTTGTTACAATAAGTGATTGAGATACTTGGGTATTAGTCGCTCCGTTTGGACCTGTTATAACAAAATCGACATCATCGATACTTGTAATAACATTCACACCAAGGTTTGTGTCTTTACCACCACCAATTCTATATTTTATGAATAATGTGGTACCGACTTTCGGTAACGCACCTAAAGACATGTTATTAAGGTAAGTTCCCAAACTAACTTTAAGGTTACCATCAATGTAACTGTCTAAGTTATCCATTGGATTAACGTTACCAGAACCAAAAGTCACTGAGAAATACCCTTCAGGAGTGTATTCTGTTATGAATTTATTTGAAACACTGATATAATTTCCTGCCTTAAAGTTGTCTTTGTCTGATGCGGTTGTTGGGTCTTCTACGAAAACCTTATCTTGTACCAATGATTTTACTTCGTACCACTTATTAGTTGGGTCTAAGAATTCTGAGTTGGTTGGATTGCCAGCAAATGTGGTACCGTCTTTATGGATTATTGCCGTTACACCTAAAACGTTTTGTTCAGGTAAGTACAATTTCAAGAAAGGTTTTTGGTCGAGTTCTGTAATAACTTTTCTGAAGATTCTAGTTACACCATTAACTACCGCCTCCCTTTTTAAGATTGTATATGAAATCAATCTATTGTTACCATCAAAATTTGGTATTTTTAATCTATTTGGTTCACCTTTACTATTGAAAGGGTTGGAAAAATCGATATCTTCAATTGTTTCGAAAACCTGTCCGCCACCTGATACTTGAGCTCCTCCTTTGATTGTACCCAAATAACGTTCATCTTCTTTATCACCTCTAACAGGTACATTGATTGAGAAATCACACAACGCAACCGATGGTCTATTACCGGGTAGTCTGATACCATATGTTTTCGCAATATGATAAAGAGATTGTCTTTGTTGTGCAAAGTCCAACATAGTTTCTTGCCACACTCTATCAATATGAAAGTGGAGGTTATCTGTGACCGCAGCATTTAAGTCCAATAGAACTGAATATATTGATGCGTCGTTGGTATTCTTTACTAAATCAGGATAATACTCTTTCGTTAGATTAACTAACTCCTGTCTTAATCCCGCAAAGTCTCTTGTTGCGTATGATATCTTTTTAGCCATATTATATGTTAATAATTATAAAGTCTGACGAACTAAATGGTTCATTATTAATAGTGTAATCAATTCTAACTTTAGCGGTGTACGGTTTTGCCGAATTATCCGATACTCTAAATAACCTTGCATCCTCATCTTCAGACACACTCGGAGGTGTTTCGGGGTCCATGTCCGCCTGTGTTATTCTAATTGATTGTATATCCAAATTAGGTATGAACTTCTTTACGGTAGTTCTTATCTCATCTTCAATAAGTTGAAAAGTAACCGCATCATTTGGTTCAAAGATGAACTCATATAATCTTGTTCCAAAATCGGGCATATAATATCTTGTACCCCTTCTGGTTAAAATTAAATGAATCAAATTTGCTCTAATTTCCCTTTCAGGTATTTCCGTCATGCTGAGGAAACTACCTTTTGAACTTTGTCTAAATGGGAAGTCTATACCATATGTCGCCATACAAATAAATATAAAGAATATAAGAATACTAATAAATAAAAAATCCCAACCTTTTCAGATTGGGATTGAATATATGTTGTTTAGTTTTTCGCCCCCTGTATAACTAAACAAAATAGATGCTTGCGGTCGGCCGCGAACCATTAAGGGAGCCACCCACTTTTTGTTAGGAACCACATCCCTCACATTCAAATGGTGAATCGGTTGGTCTTGAACTCATAACCATTTCCATTAATTTCATTTCTTCTGAATTATCTTGGATAAGATTATTTGTACTTGGAACCTCTTGGGTTTCACTATTTGGTTTTGTTGTGGACATGTCGATACCTAACCCTTTAAGTGGGTCAACTGCGGACTTGGTTCTAAGATAGTACATACCGGTTTTGAGACCGAGTTTCCATCCATAAAGGTGAGCCGCCAATACTTTTTGTTTACTTGCGTTTGCGATGAATAAATTCAACGACTGAGATTGGTCGATGTAAACAGAACGATTTGCCGCCATGGTTAAGATTCTCTTTTGAGACATTTCCCATACGGTTTTATAAACTTCTTTTATCTCAGTTGGTATTTCAGGAATATTTTGAACCGAACCATTTTCCATGATTAGTTTCTTTCTAATTTCGTCTGACCAAATACCTTTTTCAAGTAATGTTTTAACGAGGTGTTTATTAACTACTACGAATTCACCACCCAATGTTCTCCTTGAAAATAGATTAGATGTAAATGGTTCAAACGCTTCGTTATTACCTAAAATTTGTGCTGTTGATGCTGTTGGCATAGGTGCAACTAACAACGAGTTTCTAACACCATACTTAACAACTTCTTTTCTTAAAGACTTCCAATCCCATCTTTTACTTGTGTCTTTATCTGTTTTACCCCACAATTCATATTGGAAGATACCTTCAGATAAAGGTGAACCTTGGAATGTTTCATACGCACCATTTTCTTTTGCCAAATCTTTTGATGATGTTAACGCTGCAAAATAGATAGTTTCAAAAATCTCTGTTTGTAAAATATCCGCAGTATCACTTTCAAATGGTAGATTTAACATACAGAATACATCCGCTAAACCTTGAACTCCTAAACCAACCGGTCTATGTCTCATATTTGAACGTTTTGTTTCCTCAGTAGGGTAGAAGTTCAAATCGATAACGTTGTTTAAGTTCTTTACAACTTGATATGTGTACTCATATAATAAATCATGGTTGAATTCATTATTCAAGATGTATTTTGGTAATGCAATTGATGCCAAATTACAAACCGCCTGTTCTTCAGGACTTGAGTATTCAATAATCTCCGTACATAAGTTTGAAGATTTAATCGTTCCCAAATTCTTTTGATTTGATTTGTAGTTTGCCGGGTCTTTATATAACATGTAAGGTGTTCCCGTTTCAATCTGTGCGGTAAGAATTGAATCCATCAATTTTCTTGCCTTAACAGTTTTACGTGCTCTACCTTCTTGTTCGTATTGTTCGTATAAACGAGTGAATGCCTTGTCTTCCGGTGTATCATATGTATCAGATAACCCTGGCGCTTCATCAGGTGAGAATAAAGACCAATCTAAGTCTTTTTCAACTCTCTCCATAAATAAATCAGGTGTCCACATCGCCAAGAACAAGTCTCTCGCTCTTAATTCTTCTTTACCGTGATTCTTTCTTAAATCAATGAATTCAAAAACATCAGCATGCCATGGTTCAAGATAAACAGCAAAAGAACCTTTTCTTTTACCTCCTTGGTTAATCCAACGAGCAACTTCGTTATATGTTTTCATCATTGGTAATAGACCATCGGATTCTCCACCCGTTCCTCTAATATATGAACCTTTTGCTCTCACATCGTGAACGTGCAATCCAATACCGCCCGCCCATTTAGAAATCTTAGCAACGTCTTTGATTGTATCAAATAAACCATCAATATCATCACCTTTGTTACCAATTAAGAAACAAGAAGACATTTGTGGTCTACGAGTACCAGCATTAAATAATGTTGGGGTTGCATGTGTGTAAAAGTGTTGTGATAAGTCATCGTAGATTCTCAATGCCATATCCAAATCGCCATTACAAATACCAACGGCAACTCTCATGTACATATATTGGGGTCTTTCAACTATGCGTCCATTAATCTTTAAAAGATATGAACGCTCCAGTGTTTTAAAACCAAAATAATCAAAATCAAAATCTCTTTCTTGTGTTACCGCACCGTCTAATACGTCTTTGTTTTGTTGGACAAACTTATGAACTTCATCACTAATTAATGAAGATTCTTTTCCTGTTTTAGGTTCGATGAAATTGTATAGTTCCTTAATACATTGAGAGAATTTCTTCGGGGTTGTTTTATGTAAATTAGATACCGCCAATCTTCCAGCCAATTTCGCATAATCAGGGTGAGTGGTTACCAATGATGCTGCAGTTTCCGCAGCAAGGGTATCTAACTCAACAGTTGATATTCCATCGTATATACCTTGTGTTACTTTTAATGTTACGAGTGTTGGGTCAACATATTCAATATCTAAGTCATCACAAAAGTGTTGAATTCTTCTTGTGATTTTGTCATATCTCATCTCCTCCAAGGAGCCATCTCTCTTTTTTACTTTCATCGTTTATTTTTGTTTTTTAGAAATCGATATCATCGAAATTTGTGTTTAGGTCCTCTATGGACGAATTGTTGTTTACACCCGCCTTTTGGTATTCCGCGACTCTTTTTTCAAAGAAATTAGTTTTACCTTGGATGGCAATATTTTCCATAAAATCAAATGGGTTTGTTGAGTTGTAAACTTTACCAACTCCCAATGACATTAATAGTCTATCAGCAACAAACTCCAGATATTGTTTCATTAAATCGGCATTCATACCAATCAAACGTACAGGTAATGCCTCTAAAATGAATTCTTTTTCAATCTCTAACGCTCCACAAATGATTTCTTTGATTTTCTTGTCAGTTAATTTCTTTTCAATGTGGTCATTATACAAGTGACAAGCAAAGTCACAGTGCATACCTTCATCACGCGAAATGAGTTCATTTGAAAATGTTAAACCCGGCATTAAACCACGTTTTTTGAGCCAGAAAATAGAACAGAATGAGCCGGAAAAGAAAATCCCTTCAACGGCAGCAAATGCAATTAGTCGTTCAACGAAAGAGTCGGAGTTAATCCACTTGATTGCCCATTCTGCCTTCTTCTTGATGGCAGGTACCGTATCAATTGCGTTGAACAAACGATGTTGTTCGTTTTTATCTTTAATATAGGTATCGATTAGTAATGAATACGTTTCACTGTGGATGTTTTCCATCATAATCTGAAACCCGTAGAACATTTTTGCTTCAGTATATTGTACCTCATTCAAAAAGTTAATACCTAAGTTTTCATTTACGATACCGTCAGATGCTGCGAAGAACGCCAAAACATTTTTAACAAAATGTTGTTCGTCTTCATTTAATTTATTTTCCCAATCATTAATGTCTTGGGCCAAATCAATTTCTTCGGCAGTCCAAAAACATGATTCTTGTTGTTTGTATAGTTTCCAAATATCGTGATGTTCGATTGGAAAGAGGACAAAACGGCCTGGATTCTCTTTAAGAATTTTCTCACTCATAGTATAAATTTTTTGATTAATTAACGATTTAATGTTTCTTGTCGTTTCTTGAACATTTCTGCTGCTCGGTTGACATTTGTTTTCACCGTTTGTTCTTGGTGACCAAGTAAGGTTGTCTGAGTCTCGGTGTCGATAACTAAGAATTTGTTATCAAACTTACAGTTGTTCCATATTACTCCATCTTGACCAATACGTGATTTCAGTAAGGTCATTGTCGCTAAGTTGTGTTCTTTCTGTTCAAGTGTTTTACCAACTGATAAAACTACGTGACCAATTTGTGCCTTCTTAATAGAACCACCCATTTGGTCTGTTGTTACTACCTCTGATGAGATAGACTCTCTGTTACCTTGAGTTGCCGTCCAAATTGCGATATTGAATTCACTCGTCATCGATTCAAGACTTCTCATAACAGAACCCTCACCTTTCCATTCTTCACCAAAATTAGACCTCTCAGGACTGATACAATCAACATAGTCAATGACTAACATGTCAATTTGTTTTCCGTCTGAAATTTGTTTTCTAATTCTTGATTTAATTTCAGATATTGTTACAGAATCACTTGGTAATTTTATAATACTAAGTGAACCTTTACATCTCCCTTGGAGTTCTTCAACCATTTCTTTAACCTCTTCTTTTCTTTCTGGTTGTTCATCAGGTTCAATACCTGTCCAAATAGTGAAGTGTTTTCTTTTAATGTTTGCAGGATTATCTTCAAAAAATATTTGAAGTACGTGGAAATCATGAACATATGCGGTATTAGAGAATTTGGTTAATAAAGTAGTTTTACCGGTACCTGTTGGCGCTAATACCACTCCTAATTCACCTCTTCCTAAACCTCCTTTTAACATATTGTCTAATCCGTTGATTCCCGTAGGTATCGCTTGTCGGTTGTCCTTTTCCAATGCAGCATCAATATCATGAAATACGTCCATAGACTCTTCAGGTGGAATACCCACTTGTAATGCCTTTTGGATGATACTTTCAATTGTTTGATACTCATGGAACGCACCATTATCAATAATGGTGTTTACCTTTTTTAGTTCTTTTCTGAGGTTTTGTTGTTTACAAAAGTTCAACGCCTCATCTTTAACTAATTGTTCAGTATCTTCTTTTTCTTTAATTGATTCGATAGTATCGAGGTGGATTCTGGCGCTTTCTTGAGAGCCCATTTCAAGTACTATCTTTTGACACAAACTGTCATAATTGGGAATTTTACCATATTTCATGTAAAGTTCCTTTATGTGTTGAGTAATGAATCTAAAAGAGTTGTTATCAAAGTACTTGCTCTCGATTACATCAATAATTGTTTCCCCATATTTCTTATCCTCAATTATTGCCTTAATCAGCGCCTGTTGGAATGATGCTCCGAGAAGTCCAAAGTTCTTTTCTGCCATGTTACAAAGTTATATTTTTATTTTTAAAGTTGATAATTTAAATAAGTTGTTTCTAATTCTTCTGAAGATAGGATGTCAGTTAACACTGCCAAGTATCTTTTCAAATTAGGACGAATATCTACCGTATATCTCACCTTTGGATGGAAGAAATATGCGGGAAAGATTCTTGAAATAAATACATCGTCACCCATCTTAATTTCAAGAAGAAAATGTTCTTTTTCATCATTTTCGTTGGCCTCTGCATTGTTCAAACCATAAAAATATTCACGATTTTCATATAGATAGTCGGAAGTTTTTATTCTCAAACCATCAAAAATTTCGTCTGAAATTTCTTTAACGTACTCATGTAAATCCATTGAACGTCTGGCCTGTGGGTTATGCTCTCTTACGTTGAAAAAACGTTGGCAGATAATGTTTCCTTCAAGAGTTAAAAGGAATTCGAATTTGGTTACATCTTGATTAGTCATTGTTTTTAATTTTTATTATTTTTTTATTTTTTTCTTTTCTTGTTAATCGGAGGAATGGATTTAGAAAATTAATCCACGCATCGTCTGATTTGGGTAAGAGGAGGAAAATACCATCCTCCATCATCATTTTCATCGTGTTTTTGTAAGAACGACCTTCAGGGTCCATTTTATCGTGAATTAATGATTCAATCGACTCCTTTGCTTCGTCTGTAAGAAATGGGTCATCTAAACTTACAATTCGACTATTGACATCGAAAAATTCTTCACCCAGAACCCCATATTTGGTCACTCCCGTGAGCAAATTGGTGATTAGACGATTATCCCTATCCTGTTCGAATAAGTCGTTAAAACGGTTCCTAATGAATTCTAATGTAAGTTCTTCAGTTCTTAGTTCAGGTACAACCGATAACAGTCTTCTAACTCCAAGATTTTTAATTCCTGCAATGTTATCTGACGGGTCACCACACAACATCTTTACTAATTTGATGTTTTCGATTCTAATCTCTTCATGGTCATAAACAAACATATCTTTTGGTTGATACATTTTACTATGTGAAGGATTAAACAGTCTTGTGTTTTCTGAAACTAATTGTGTTAAATCTCCATCTGATGAGAATATGATAATATTCTCCTTTGGTGAGTTTTGTGAATAGTATGCAACAGCATCGTCAGTTTCACAGTATTCGTATTCACCTTGACGGACAAAAAGTTCTTCCAAATATTGTTTTACTCGGTTTCTTTGTTGTCCGTATGAGGTTACTTCTTCTTCTGTTCTAATCCGACTTTTTCTATTCTCCTTGTATTGGTGATAGTATCTCTTGCGAGATGCTGAACCCTCGTTACCATCCCAAAAAACGACTATTTTGTCCAAATGATGGATTTCAATCGTTCTACGAAGGGTATTAATAAAGTGATATAAACCACCTATATGATTCCCTTTGTAGAAGTGATTTTTAAGTCCGAAAAATCCAATGGTTAATAAATTATCTCCATCAACCAATAAAACATTTGACATTTAGTCTGTTCGTATTAAACGTTAAACAATAAAATAAAATTAATCCTCGTCTTCGTCTCCGATTTCGAATTCGATGCCCGCAGTGTCAGTGATTTTTTCACCGAAAAGTCTTGTTCCGATATACTCTAAGTTGTTCTTTAAGTAATCTTCTCTTGATTTCTTTTCTTCAGCAGCGTCTCTCATTTTCATGAAACCGTGTGATGTGACCATGATTTTTCCATCGGCGAATGAGATACCATTTACGTGGTTCTTCATTACTGAAATTTTACTTCTACTTCCGATGTTTGCCTTTCTACCTTTTCTTGTGATATCAATTTTAGTAGTACCGGCATTTTTTTGGTTACCAAATAAGAATACCAAAGTTGAGTTTAACCAAATTGATTCTCCTCCTTTTGCTTTGATTTTTGGTTGCCCAAATGGATTATCAGGTAACTCAACCCATGGTTGGTTTACAATGATAAGTGTGTTTGTGTGTTTTTTGTCCGCTCTTCTTGAACCTGAAATACGTTGGTTGATACCCATACCGATTTTATCAGCCAATGTTGATGCGTTGTGTTGTTTACCACCCTTACCTTCAAATGTCATTTTACAAGGTACAGAACCAACAGAATCCCAAAGGAATAACAAGTCGTAAGGAATTGAACCTTTCTCTTGTGCATCCAATAATTCGTTAATGAAATCAGTAATTTGTTCAATGTATTCAAAATCATTTCTGAAAATGAATTGACCTGAATAAGTAATCTCACCTGTAGATTGGTCAACTTCCTCAGTTACAGGGATACCCATAATATCTGCGTGTTCAAATGCAAATTTCTGTTCGGTGATAATAAAGACAGGAAGGATTTCCTTTTTAATCGCATCAGCCGCCGCAGCTAAAAGTGCGGTAGTCTTACCCGTATCTGAGTGTCCTAAGAACATGTTAATGTGTCCAAGTGCGGGACCGGGAATACCGGTTGCATCTAAGAACGCATCTCCAAGGTCCAAGAACCTATCAGGTTTGTAGGTCATTTTGCTCGAATATTTCGAGATAACACTCGAAAAGTCTTGTTTCTTTATTGCCATATTAATAATATAAGATTTTTTTTTAAAAAAAACAACCCGCATAGACAAATTGTCTATGCGAGTGTCTATGTGGTTTTTTAGAATGGTAAATCATCATCAGATTCAGCGTCCGCCTGAGCGTCATATACTGGTTCTGATGGAGTAGATGATGATGGTGCCATTAATTGAGTTTCTTCTTGAGAGTTTGAAACCCATTTTTTAGTTTCTGAATCCCATTTAGGAACTTCACCTTTAGCAATCATCTCCAAGTATTCTTCAGGTTTTTTAGAGTAAACATCATTCCATGTTAATTCGTCATTAATCCACGATTGTGAAACCGTTTCATCTGCATGTAATGGACTTGCATCTTCGTACATGATTGAACTGATGGTTGTGTATTCTCTACCATTACCCGCCTTACTCAAACCAAGAGTAACAATTAAGTCACGTCCTGTGTTAGGGTCGGTAATGTCACCTTTGTTTTTAAATAAAGGGAAAATTTTGTCAAGAATTCCTTCTTGCTTACTGTTGTGTTTAAAACGCCAGAATTTTGGTCCGTCCTGTTCGTTTTCACGGTCAATTACTTTAACGATGTAAAATTTGCGTGCTCTGTATTGACGAGCAAGAACCTTGTCAGATTCTAAACCTGTCATCATCAACGCATCATAAACTTCGTTTAATGGAGAACGTTTGCCCTCTTGTTTTGGGTCATAAAGTTTTACCCAATTTCCATCGACTTGAACTTCGTGGAAATATACTTCTTTGAATGGAGAACTTCCGTCAGTCGTAGGAATGATACGGATTCTTTTTTCCCCACTTCTAGCACCTTTTGGTAAAAGGGTAGTGAAGTACTTCTTTAATCGGTCTTCTTGAGACACTTTGTTTTGGTTGCCGCTTGCGGCGTTCTTGTTGTACTGTGCCAGTACTGAATCGAATGTAGACATAAATGTGTATTTAAATTGTTTATATAAAATATAGATAAAAAAAGTCGAATTACCAAATCCGACTTCAATTATTTTTTAAAAATGTATTTTTGTTATACGAATGGTGTATCCGCACTCCATGTAGTGTTATCGTAATCCAATGTATTGATACCTGTAGAGTCAACAACTGGATTGGCTGCCGAACCACCTAATAATAATAATTTAGTATCAGGTAATATTGTTAACGGTGCGTCAATTGGTGTAAATGATGTTCCGGTATAAACAACCGCATTTGTCCAACGGAAGTTTGTTATTTTACCTTGGAAACCATCACCATCACTTATACCGTCAGAACCGATGTATAAATCATATGTACCACCAGTAACTGTAACCGCGTTTAATTGTGGTGTACCAACTCGAGTTCCATCAATGTAACATCTAGTTGTACCACTTTCTCTAACAAGTGCAACGTGTATCCACGCATTTACATATGTTTTACCGATTGCGTAACTATTTCCACCTGGCCAAGTATAAATACTGTTCGCCTCGATACTAACACCATATTTTGCACTTGTATCAGGTCCAATTGAGAATACCCTTGGGTGTCCACCACCTAATGTTTGATATTGGAACCATTCGATTGTGAAATCACCATTGCCCGGTAACCAAGTTGTTATTGTGGCATTTGGTGCAGCAACGTATGAACCACCACTATCAGGGTCTAAACCATTAAACACAATAGTACCTGAACTTTCAGGTGCCGGTGATGGTTCCCAACTAATGATATAATCTTTATTGGTACCCATGAATGAGTTCATTTCTTGGTAAACTCGATAACCATAGACATCTCTTAATTGAGTTGCCATGTCTTCGTTCATATGTTGCTCATGAACTCTTGTTCTATATAAACCTTGAGCGGTTGCCCCGGTGATTACTGAGTTAATATACGATAACGAACCTGTCGCTGTATTTGATGACGTTAATGCCGCTGAGCCTGATATCATTTTATTCTAATGTTAGTAAGTATTTTAATTTATTAATTGAACCTAACATTTCATCTCTTACATTTAAAAGATTTGTGTCAGACTCATCGAATTGTTCTGAAAATTGATTTAATGCAGAAATGATGGTATCTAACATCGCCTCAGGTTTAAGTTCCTTTAAATTGGCCAATTCGATTGTGTTGGTTTCACCATCTAATGTGAATCTACCATACTTACCCATTGCTTCCTCAACAAAGGTATCGATTAAATCTTCTAAAGTATCATAGGTCATACCAAATGCGTTATGTCTTGCATAACCTTTTGTTTGCCAATGAAATATTCTTAATTGTGCCTGTAAACCTAAAAAAAGGTTAATGTTAGAATTTATATTCATCTTCTTCTTTTTCTGCGTTAAATGAGTTTCTTATTGTTTCAGGTGAGTAAGTGTCAATGTCCTGTTTAGTTAGAACATATTCATTTTTACCACTTTGTCTCATCTCACCTTGTTTTTGAGCAAAGAATTGTTGTGGGTTTTGATTAAATGGATACGAATCCAATGAACGCATTTCAAGTTTCTCTTCAGGAGTTTTTTCTCTCATCGTTTCAACTTTGTTACCAAGTTCATCGATTTTACCCATAACAGCATCCATCTGTGCTAATTTTTGTTCTAAATCAGATAACTTACTGAATACGTCATCCATTTTACTAACAACACCTTCGTGTTCACCTTTACTGTCGTCAAGGTCTTGTTTAATAGACTTCGTCATATTAACCAAATCAGTAATATCGATTTCTTCAGTGTCACCACCTTCAGCAGGTGTATCTACCGGTGCCGGTGCGTCTGTTGGTGCCGCTTCAGGAGTTGCCATATCTGCCGGTGGGGGAGGTAATTCACCACCTTCCGCCGGAGGTTCAATTGCCGCAGGGTCTTCAACAGGTGCTTCCTGTTCGTTCATAAGTTTTTTTGCGTACTTATTAATGGCATTGAATCTTGCCACTTCTTCCAATAGTTGTTTTTCTAAGTTATTCATGATATTAATCTTGTAAAAGTTGTCTACCGTCTTCGGTAATGAATTTTTTATTTATTCTTTCAACAATACCATCTTTAGACCTGATAACATAACATTCACCAGTTCTTAGGTCACACTCTTCTCTTTCCATTCCGTCTTGAGAAACACTATTTACCTTCTTAGGTGAAATATAGTTGTTAAGAGCATTATTTAATTTATCGTTATTCATAGTATTTTTCTATATAAATATCATAGAAATGGGAAAACTCGTTGTTTAAACCCCTAATAAAAAGTTATGATAATTTAAAATAAACAACATCACCGTCATATAATCCAAGTTCGGACATTAATGATGGTGACATACCCATTCCATAACCCGATACACTTGGTCCGTTACCTACAGGTCCATTCGCAACAATAGTTCCTAATGATTCTGCCAATTGATAACTTGGGTTCAACGTGTAAGTTTTACCATTTTTAGGGTTTTTAAATTCTGTTTTCGCAGTTCTAATTTTTTCTGAACTTGCGATATTCGATAAGAATGTCGTGTTATAGAACTTGTAATTAGTTCCACTGATTTTAGACCATTTAATACCATCCGCAATACCCATTGTAGTGTCAGGGTCAATTGGGTATTTGTCTCCACCCATTTTTACCACAACCGCTCTTAACCATGTTCCACCATTATCAATTTTTTGAACGTTCTTTTGGTTCTTATATCCATTATAAGGTATTCCAAATTCTGTAACACCAACTGTTGGTGATGATTTGGTTATAACTTCACCCTGTACTGTTTTACCGGCTCTATCTGTTGAATATGATGAACCTTCATAGATGATAACATCTTCAGTTGATGGTGTGGTTGTTGCATTTTGTTTAAGTGTCGCCTGTGCCTTTGCCGCAATTTTATCAAATAGAACACGGTAACTTGAAAGGAACGAATCTTTAGGGTCGGGTAAAGACGTATACGGAATTCTCGCACCAGCAAATGTTGTCGAAATCACATTGTTCTTAATTGAGTGACTCACTTCCGTAATCCAATATGAACCTTTAAACATTGGTATGTTTTTCAAATAAAAGAACATTGTTGGTTGAATCATCACATTACCCATACAGGTAACTTCACACTTATAAGATGCCTGTTTGTAATAGTCAAATAAACTAACGTCAACATTATACGCCCCCGCACCCGATTCAGACCTACCTAAATTTTCTAAGACCACAAATGATTCAGATGTGTTCTTTAATGTTGATTGGTCCAATTGTACCCCTTTAAAGATACCTTGGTTTTGGTCACCGAAACTTACCTCAAATGCAACTACTTTATTTGATTTACTCAAATCAGTCGCAGCAAAACTTTCTAATGATGTAATGACTAATGGGTTATTATTAACACTACCAACATAGAAACTATCATCCGCAAATTTATATTCCTTACTGTTTGATAAGTCGGGTCTCTTTGATGATGCCCCAACTAACTGAATAATAATCTTTGGTGATGATTCTTGATAGTCCACCTCTAAGAAAGTACCAAATAAATTTTTGGCAACATTTTTAGATGGTGCAATCTTTGTTTTACTTTTTAAGTTCGTACCGTAAAAGTTAACATATGCGGGAAGTGCTCTCATATCGAGTCCCGTTCCTTGTATTAACATTGATATCGCCCCATATAAGTTTTGTTTCATGTTATTTGGGTGTAACAATGGTAAAATCCTATCTACATTCATGTAGAATTTATCTCCAATGTCTCTATTTGCTTTATCTAAAAATAAGAACTCTTCAAGTAACAATCTTTGACCGATTGAATTACCAGCAGTCCATTTATCGTTAAATGATTTGAAGGTATTATACAATTCTAACTTTGTATCGTTCATATTGTACCCCTGATATTGTCTAATATCGGTAGACGCATCTTTTCTTGTAATATTACCTTTCTTACTAATTTCACCTAACACTATTGTTAGGAAATATTGTAATCTAACATCAGAACCACTTGCATAAATTTTATTTCCTTGTCCTTGGAATACAGATAGTCTAAGATACTCTCTGAATGCCGCCTTTGTATTAGTTCCACCTGATTTTCTGTATCCCGCATATATTTGAACCAATGGTCTATATCTAATAATATTCTCTTCAGTAAGTCTTACATCATTCACACCAAAGAAATTTTGGTAGTAACCATCAATATCTTCTCCGATGTATAACTTGATGAGGTTTTGATTTGTTACCGTTAAGTCACTATTATTGTATGGGGCAACAGTATAACGATTGTAATTGTCAAAAGATGCCATACCATAAAATGTATATGGGTCAATTTCTTTTGGGTTCGCCAACGTAAACTTAATCAAATTCTCACTACCCAATAAACGTTTTGTCACTTCTTTCGCCTTGGCAAGTTGTCTATCTTTTACAATATTGAATATGGTATTGGATGTACTGTCCGTACTTTCTTTAGGTACGGTTACCAACTCTTTAAGTAAGTCTTGGAACTTACCATAGTTTAAGTTATTAAATATTTGGTATGGTATCTCGTCATTAGTTTTTTCAGACGCAAAATCTAAGAACATTTCTTCAAATGATTCTAATATTTGTGGACTAAAAGTACCAATTAAGTCGATTACTTTTCTGTAGTTCGTGTCAATTGTAAACGTATTGTCTGTGGTTGAACCCGAAACGTAGTTTCTTGGGTATTCGGAATACGATGCAAATGTTTTACCTGAAAATTCATCAGTTACACTCTCATCAATCCACCAACCTCTAAATGTGTATTGTTCAGCAAAATCAAATGTCTCCAAATTCTTATTGGATAAATCTGATTGATTTAAACCGTGAGATGGTAATAGAGTATAGAATTTTTCAGATGACTTATACTTTGAGTTATCTACCAATACACTCCAATAAGTGTTATTACTATTTCCTGTAAGTGGTGTGTGTAAAATATTACCGTTGTTAGTTTGACCTGTATAGTCAGTGTTACCCGAATAAACGTTGTAATGTAAGTAACCATTAACTATCTGATGATAAATCGCCTGATAGTATGGGTTTAAACCAACATTGTCGGATGTTGAATGTGTAACGGTGTTTGTACCCACAGTAAATGTCTCAAATGTGGTACCCGTTAATCCACCATCAAAATATGTACTACCTGTAATTGGTTGTGTGATGTTACTTGAATTTACAAATCCACTTAAAATATCAACACCATCTATGATTTGTTTTTTATATCTATGATACATTGAACCCCACTTTAACATTAAGTGGTATGGTATAAAATGAGTCGATGATACTTCTCGGAATAGAGAAGACATTAAAATAGATTTACCGTTAAAAGTAATTGTGTCTTCTAAATCTAAAAATGGTAAAGAATTAAGTAACAAATAAGACGCACCCACATATTTTCCAAATTTAGTTGTTTTACTAAAATCAGAGTTTAACTGTTTGTGGAAATATGGTGTGTTTAATATGTTAACCGATGTATTCCCGTTTTTAAGTTTTTGGGTGAACATGTTCTCAACATACGATGACTTAACCCATGCGTTTGGTTCAATCGGAGAACAAACAAACCCCTGTGAAGGATTTACCTGTAAAATTCCGTTGAATTTAAAATTGTCGTCAGTAAACTCAGACTTATTTATGTAGTCCAAGTATAAATCTGAATTAAATGGGTATATGTCAGTTCTATATGGTTCTGGCACATATTTCACCAATTCATCGTTTATTTCTTTTGATTTAAACGCCTTTCTTTGTCTATTAACTTCACCATATTTTTCAAATTTAAATGGAGAGTCAATAATGTCTTTTAGATATGGTACCGTTGGTAAGTGGTCTCTTAAATAAGTAAACCTATCATGTGGTGATGAAGAAGGTAAATAACCATCAAATTTAGTACCATCAGGTGAAACTGAAATAAAACTACTAACACTTGTTAGTTTTTGACATAGGTCAACTAAATCAGTATCCTCACTAATTGATTCTTTAATATTCTCCGCCTCTTCTTTTGCCAACAAATCCAATAAATTGTTATTGTATGAATCAAATAGTGTTGTGTATTTTATTCTCTCGTAAAGTTCATAAACAAATGATGAGAATATCCTATCAACATAAGGTACACCTTCATTGATAACATCAATACCGCTGATATCGTCTAAATTGTTTTCAGTGGCATCGGTTTCAAAAATGTAATTGATATCACTAACTGTTGGTTCGTTTGTAACTCCCGTATCTAATTTGTTAGTTACAATTTTAATATATTCTTCAACAAAATCAACTTCAGGCCAAATAGTGTTGTTATTTGATTTTAATTTGTTGATTAATTCGGGTTCACCGGGATATGCAATGACATTTTGTTTTCCACCTGAAATCGGTTTTTTAACTTCGGGCCACGGATATATTGCGGTTCCCTTTCCTTTTTGTTCATCGGTTAAACCCGCCAATAACTTAGCACGAGTTTCAGCAGCATCAAATGCTCTGTTATGGGTGTCCTTCATTAAACGAATGTAAACTTCAGCATTCGCTAAAACCACCGCAAATATGTTTCTAATTGTTGGTTCAAAACCAAATCCTTGGGAAGGGTCTTTAATGACCTCATTCATTTTTTTCTCAACGTCGTCTTCAATTTTCTTTCTTTGCTCTTCAAATGATTTCTTTATTTCAAAAATATCTTTGAATAGTGAATCAATACCAACTAAAACAAAACCATCACTTTTTACATCGTAATAGTTTTTTATGTTTTTAATTGTGTTTAATGAAACCTTTTTAAAATCCGCTGACGTTTTGTTCATCAATTTATTTGTAAAATCGACTGATTTTTTTAACTCGTCAGGGTAAACCGTAATAAGTCTTTCTAAAGTTCCTTCGGTACCACCCGTTATCTTTTCTAAAGTTTTCTTATCTTTTGTCCCTAAGTAATACCAGTTGTAATTAGACTCACCAACTGTTTTGGTTTCATATTCCTTAGACGATAGATTCTGTTTTGACCACGCCTTAACTGAATTTTCAAAATTGTTTAAGTTATCCTCAAGTTCTTTAATACCTTGGAATACTTTCATATCCACAACTTCATTAAAGATTTTTCTTTCTAATATTTTGTCAAGTGATTCCGCAATGTATCCTAAGTCTTTTAATGTCTTTACGGGTTTACCATCGTTTTTAATGAAGGTACCTTTTGGTACTAAACCTTTCTGTTCGTATTGTTCGTAAATTGACCTTAAAACTTGATACCCTCTCGAACCTCTTGATATTTTCTTTTCGTATCTACCTTCTTTTTCATTGAATTTTTTGTTCTCAACATTTTCAGTTAAAAACATATATGGACAGTTAACAATTGCAGATAAAGGTATGTCATTCATAAACGCATACGTTGACCCAACAAATGTTGTAGTTACTTCAAAATTACCGTTACTTTCATTAAACTTAGATGTAAACTTGGTCATGTGTAGACGATATCTTATCGCCTTACCATAATAACCTTTTACCGTTAAGTAGAATATTGGCCATGGAATATGGAAAAATGCACGGTATGGTGAATTTTCAGATGATTCAAATAGTGTTTTACCTCTAACGTCAACAAAGTTAATTGTAACTTGTGGTGTAAAATTTGCACCTTTAACTGTTATGTTAATACTATCCATACCAAAACTTTGTCCACTGGCATCGGATAGAAAATAATCATCAGTTACTTTAGTCTTTACATCGTTAGATGTGTTTAATTCGGGTTTACCTAAATAAGACTCAGTCCATGATGTGTCAAAATTACCATCACCTGTTTGATTTTTAAGAAAATTAAGTTCCCCTTTGGCAATACTGATTAACGTACTTCCTTGGTCTTTAGCAACAAGAGATGTTCTCGGAATAATATCTGCCTCCAAGTTAACATACATAACCAAATTCTCCTGTTTCACCCCTCTAGGTTGTATTTCACCATTAGCATCTACGATACTATTGGGGTCAATATACATAAGGTTGTTTTGGTCTACCTTTACAAGTATGTTTTCACTATTTGATAAATCGTTATTGCTCGCCATAATATAAATTATACAATTCTACACTTCTTTTGTAATCTTGTAAAGTCGTAGTTAAAGGAAAAGGTATTCTTAATAAAGAATTATCAGGAATTTCAAACTCTATACTACCAATCAATGGATTTGCCATTAATATAACCCACCCAAATACAGGTGAATTATAGTATTCTTGTGAGATTTTGTCCAATCTATCTTTTCCTTTTTTATAGAATGTATACTTGTCAGTTCCCTTAATAGGAATCTCAATACCTGGCACAATTTTAAATTCACTGTCCTCAATGAAAAACTGATATCTATTAAAATATTCCCTTGCCATTACTTTTTATCTTTATTACTTTTGTAGTAGTTTAGTTTACTTGTTACATCAACATTATCTGAGTGTACTTTTTTAGATTCCTCATTAAATGTTGCGTCCGTTGATAATCCATTACTTGTAACAGTAAATTTAATTTCTTTACTATTTTTTCTTTCTTTGAAGTTTGAAAATTTAAACTTCATATCTTTTGGTTTTTCAACAAAATCCTCAATCTTATTTCTAATTTTCTTTCTAAGATTTTCAGGGAAAATTGTTTGGTCATTTTCGTACACCTTAACAATTTCGTTAACCTTTTCTTCGAGGAATACAGTCATGATTCTTTCGAAATCAGTTGGACCGATTACCGGTGTATTGAAATTAATTGGTGACGTTAAATCTACAAACATTTTTGGTGTGTTTTTCTCAATGTAGTCGATACAACTACTATACTCATTATATAGTAAATCGTATGTATATCCTGATAAAACCGCCTCAGTAACATCTTCACCCATCACCATTGTATCCTTACCAAACTTAACAAGGAAATTAACGTAATCTAAATTCTTAATTAATGAATCTCTTACAGTTTCAAATTCAATAAATGGATTTGTATCAATCAACTCATTTAATTTATCTTCAACTATTTTAGTAATCAAAGGTTTAAGATACTCATTTGACTTAACCATTTTAGGTGGTGTCAAAACCTTGTCCAAACCAAACATAAGTGATAAGTCGGTATTGTCTAATTGTGCAATCATTGCACTTTTAACACCTCTCATTAAGATTGGTAGTTCATTGTTTTTCTTATATAGACCAACCAATGATAATGTTTTTCCCGGAGTTGTACTTGTACTTGTGTAAACATCGTATTGATTAATCGTTCTATATGTATCGGTAAATAATAATGTACCAATATCTTGACCATACCTTTGAATCATTTTATTGTAAACACTTTCGTACTTAGTAAAATAATTCTTAGTGTCATCAAATACAGGTTTAAGTAATGGAGTAAAATCCATAACTGATGTTGACTCTTGGAGTGTACCAATCCATTTCCCTTCACTAATTTTATTAGTGTTTTGTGTTTCAGGGTTTTGAGGTTGTTTTGGTAAATCACTTAATAACTTCTCTAAAAAGTCTTTTGTAAACTCCTCCGCCTTTTTACCATCGATAGTTTCATTTGTCGGTATTGACCTTTCATCATACATTTCGGTATTTGCGAAGAAGTTTGATGAAAGTGCATTTTGTAATCTTTCAATTGGTCTCGCCAATCCTTGACCACCAATAAACGCAATTTGACATGTGATATTAGCAATCATTGGTTGTACACCAATACCTTCAGGGTTTAAATCCCAAGGTGAATCATCATATGTAATGTTAACATCACGAATAATGATTTTAGAATGATAGAAGTCACCAATTCTAAGAACACAAACAGGTGGTGGACCAAATGAAGTATTTCTTGCATTTAAATCCGAATCATCTGCAATACCTTTGATTGGTATGGTATCACCCGGTCTCACACATTGTAACATAAAGGTCAAACGAGAGTTCAATCCTTCAGGGGTTGTTGAGTGGAAACCCGGATGGAAGTATTTTAATTTTTCTTTTAATGATTTGAACGCCAACGGAGAATCCTCTTCAAGTTTTTTGAAATAGAAACATTCAGAAAGAGTTTTCATGATGATTCTCTTCATCGGGTCAATTGCCGGTTTCTTAGTTGGTGGATAAACGATTGTTTGTCCATCCTCTTCGATTCTTGTAACAATTGTTGGGGTTGGAGTTGGTTTCGGTTTTTCAGGTTCAATATTATAATCAAGTTTTACGGTAGATTGTCTACAGAAAAACGCGATAGGGGCATTGATTTTAAGACCTTTCACAGTTATAAACTCTTTTCCACTACATTGTTTGTCAGGACCTATACCTGTGAAATTTTCACCATAGTTCGCCGAATCAATAATAACTGAACCCGGATTATCTGTCCATCCAAAGTCACTTAACTTATATTCTTTTTTAACAACGATTGGTTTACCTTTCACAATAATAACCTTATCGTTTTCAGATAAGTTTTTATTCTCAGCGGTTCCAATACTCTTAACCCAATTTAACGCTGGTTTTGTTGTACCATCTTTTGAAATACTGTTAAAGAATTCTTTTATGATACTTGAACTTCTTCTTAATGCCAATTTTTCATTGTACAATTCACTGGCAACTGAAGAACAAGATGATTCAATAGTTAAATAAATCTTTTGTACTGTGCCACCACTAATCTTTTCTTTAAGTGTTGCGGTTTCACCTGTAAGTGCCTCATATTGAGCCTTCGCAGTATCGAAATACCCACTTAATTTTGTAGTTTGTTCTGTAACGGCAGCATCATTGATTGTTGCACCCGTAGAACCAAAAACATACGTTTTCTCTTTTAATATTTGAGCGGTTTGAGTTAAACCTGTGATACTTCTTAAATCACTATCAAGACCACTTACGTGTTCACTTTTCTTTCCGTAAAATGATGTGAATAATTGACCATACGGTGTATCAACTTCTACAGATTGTAAACGTGGACCCGGAATGTCATTATCGTATTTTAGAACAAAACTCTTAGTAACTCTATTATTTTTCTGAGCATTAGTGGTTTCACCACTTTGGTCTTTGTTAACAACAGGTTCTATAACTGTTTTATATTTCTTAATTACTTCAGGGTCTTTACCTTTTTCTAAGAACATCTTTATTAAAGTGATGTCACTAGAATCTAAATAAGTGTATCTTCTGATAAGTGAATAAAAATCCAATTCCTCACATCCCGCAAAAAATGCGTTAATGTAATTTTCAGATTCTTCATCACTCATATTCTTGAAATGTTCTCTAACCAATAAGTTCAAAATACTAGGATGGTCAACAACCACTTTGAATGATAATTGTCCTGTTCTTGTTGTATCTTGGTACGTGTAAATTGGTTCGGGTCGACCTAAGAATGTATTATCATTCCATCTTGCCGAGTTTTGTTCACTGATTTTTAAATCATATGGTGGAAACCACATAACTCTACCTCCATTTGCTCCTCTTTCGCAATATGGTAAATCATTGTATGTGAATCCGGGAGTGTTTGATGTTTTCCATGCCAAGTTCTCAATTGAGAACATGTATTTTTTTGCATAGAATCCGTCACCCTTTTTAAATATGTTTGTTGAAAACCCTTCGAATTCTCTGTCACCATTTGACATTGGTGCAATATTCAAATTCCATGGGGTTGACATCACACTGTCATCAAATTTACGGATATTACCCGTTCTTTTCATGGTGTCCGAATAGTTGAAGTAAGACCTATCTTTGGTCCACACTCTACAATATTCAATACCTGTATTTTCTTTTGTGTACTTGTCGGTATACTGAATCGCCGAACCTCTCGATAACATCACCTCACCCTCTTTAAACACTCTACTTGTTTGGTCAATAACATTACCAACGTGAGTACGAGATGCCATACCGTCATTCGGCATAGAATTAAGGAGTTCTTGTGTTTTACCTAAAATTGAGTCTTCTCTAAAACCATATTTTGTTGATAGAGAATCACTATGTTGTGTCGCCTCTTGAGCCCACTCATCGTTATATAAACCTAATTTATTTTTTGAATTACTACTAATCCAAGTCAGTTTACCACTAAGTGTGCCCCCTTCAGTTATATTTTGTTGTCTTTCAAATAAAGATGTCTGAACAGGGTCAAACATCATACCCATATAGTAACTACCTTTTACCATATTGGTGTTTGAATCAGACATTGTCATTTTCACATCTTCACTTCTGTCATCACCAATATACGCGGCACCTTTTGGTGCCTCTAATCCCAATAGTGTTTTCACACCTTGAGCAAATTGATTGACACTATTAAATAATTTTGAAGATTGTTGTGACCTTGCTGTTGTTGAGTAGTTTGGTGCGTATTTTGAATATGATAATTGGTCAAATAAAATTTGTTTTTGACCCTCACCCATATATTCAATCATCAAATCAGAAGGTTTTCTTGAAACCTTTGGTCTTCTTTGAATTCCAATTAAAGAACCCAATGCACCTGTAACATCCTGTAAAATTGCACCCGCCTCAGTTTTTGGTGTTGGTCTATTTTCAACGGGATTTTGTGGGTTAGATAAATAATCCCCCGGTATCTCTGACCAAGGAAACTCTACCCCCGCAACTGTTTGTAAAAAATCAACACCTTTACCTAATAAACTAGCGGCAACGGTAATTTTATAATTCTTTTCAATTAAAGGTTCTCTACCTGTAAGGATATTGAGTGCTGTTGTTGTATTTCCATTTATCGCATCAGCAATTCTAACTCTTCCTAATGTGGCTGAAGTTAAATTTTGTGCAACTCTGGCAAAAACGGGACCTTCTTTATTTTCACGGATGTTTAATGCCGCAAATTTCATTAACTGCGATTCATTATCGTAGTTACTATTTGTCATTATACCAACCAAACTACTAATATCCCCTCTTGTGAAATAAGGATATAAACTTAGGTTTGCACTTCTTGGTATTGTATTAATATTTTCGGTTACAAAATAATTTAATGGTTTAAAAATATTTGTATTTTTAATTAATAATAAATCATTCGCACGGTTTGTATCAACCGCACCCGGGTCAACGTTGGCTAAATTACTTAGAGTTTGAACACTATAGTTTGCCGCAGTAAAAGTTTGGGGACCCAAAGGACGTTGTAAGGTCTTCGATATAAGAAA